CTTCGAATACGGCGACGCACTTTGCACGACATGTGCATTGCGACAAGTACATTTCAACCCTTCGCAACGATCTTGCGGAATTCATTGACGGGGATCATGCGCCCCGGAATACGCCCGTGGGTATGATTCTTGACGCAAACGCAGAAGAAGTGCAGGTTATGGCAAACAAGCGCCTTTGCATGAAGGCGGCGGAACTTACGCGCAATGTTATGCAGGCAATGTGCAGGCTTGTAGAAACCGCAACGCCGGAAATGGTGGGAAACCTTGTGCCGCTGTGCGAATACTGCGGCGGCATTTGCCACGAAATGAAGCCCTGCGGGAGGTATGCATAAATGGGCCGTGCAGAGCGCAGGCGCGCCGAACAACTAGAGCGGCGCGAGGCTTCGCAATATGCGGCGTATATTACAAAGCGCGACGCAGCAAAGAATGCAGCGATTGCGAAGCTTTCTAAAAACGGCATTACCCCGGAAGACCTTGAAAAGGAATTCGAAAAGGGCTATACGCGGGGCTTTCGCGAGGCGGCGGAACCTGTGATTCGAAGCTGCTTTGCTGCGGTGTGTCTGGCGCTGAACGATTTGCACAAGTTCGGCTCCCGGCGCTGCGCAGATGTATTGCGGGCGGTAGACCAGCACATGGAAAGAACGCTTACAAGCGAAGAAATCATTGACGAAGTTTGGGAACGGATGGGCCTGAAGCTTGACTTCAAAGACCCGTTTGACCGAATACAGGAACTTTAAGGAGGGAAAGATGCAGTTAACAGAATACCAGGAACTGGCGCAGCGAACGGCAAAGATCACCGAAAACAGCATGGACAAGATTCACAACGGATGCCTTGGCCTTTGCGGCGAAGCAGGCGAATGCATTGATTCGCTGAAGAAGCACATGCACCAGGGCCACGAACTGAACCGGGAGCATATGATTGAAGAATGCGGTGATTGCCTGTGGTATGTGGCAGAGCTTGCGGCGGGGCTGGGCGTGACGCTTGAAGAGGTTGCACAGCGCAACATTGCAAAGCTGAAAAAGCGTTACCCCCAGGGCTTTGACGCAGATCATTCCATTCACAGGGAGGAATACGCAAATGGGCTTGCTTAAATTCCTGGCGGTTGTAATGCAGTGGGCCGTTGTGGCGCTTGTATCGGCGCAATACGGCCTGCGGGCGGGCTTGCTGGTTGTGGGCGCGATTGTGCTGAACGTATTGCAATGCGTGCCGCTGATTGCCGAATACGAAAAGAAGCTGGCGGCAAAAGGCCCGAAGGAAACGGAGGGATCGGACGAAACATGCGGGAATGGTTGACACAGCGGCGGGAAATGCTGGGCAAAACGCACGGGGAGATGGCGCGGCTTTGCGGCTGTTCAAAGCGGCTGCTGGAGGAAATGGAATACGGATGCACATACACACATCCGGGCATTGCGGCACAGATTGCGCATTATTACATTCTGACGCTTGAACAGTATAACGATTTAGTGCCGGAAAACAGGCGCGCAACGAAGCTTCCGCCGCCGAAACGGAAAAACCGATAAAACAAAAAAACGAGGTGAAGAGCGCTTTGAACAGGGAAAGACTGGACGAAGTTCAGGCTGCATACAAGGAGTACAAAGAACTTCAGGAAAAAATAATTGAATGCGAAAACATGAGAATTTCGCCCAGGGGTGCTGCATACGGTTCTGAGCGCGTGCAAACATCCTTAAAGGGCGATATTCAGCCCGACGCGCTTGAAAGGGTGGAAAAGCTGCTTGCGCTGTACAATGCGCAGCTTAAAGAATGCGCGGAATTGATTTATGAATTCGAAACCGCGCTTTTGAAGCTGAACAGCCTGGAACGGCAGATTATGCGGCACTATTATGTGGACTGCATGACCTGGGAAAAGGTATGTGTGGCCATGAATCTTTCCTGGACAAGTCTGCACCGATACAGGCGCGCAGCGCTTGAAAAAATGCTGGACGATTAAAAAAATTTTGAGAATGGTATAGAATGGTACACTCAAACTGTGTTATAAAGTATGCGGGAAGTGTCCCCCACTCCATTCTCACAAAGCCAGCCCTGGTCTCGCTCTCTTTCTGCCGGGGCTGGCAAATCACAATGAAAAAGCAGACAAACAAGGCAAAAACAAAGCCGACCGCATATGCGGCGGCTTTTTGTTATGCTTAATTCAAATAAATGGACTGATGCGCATGGAGATTCGGCCAATTACGTTCCGGCAAGCCTGTGAATTTATCAACAAACACCACAGACACCACGGCAGCACGACAGGATGCAAGTTCTGTATTGGATGTTTTGCAAGCGGTGAAATGGTAGGCTGCGCAGTTTGCGGCAGGCCTGTTTCGCGTTATCTTGATGACGGCTTAACCTGCGAAATCAACAGATTATGCACGGATGGAACAAAAAACGCATGCTCTATGCTTTATGGAGCGTGTTGCAGGGTTGCAAGGGCGATGGGTTATAAAAAGATTCTGACCTACATTCTTGAATCCGAAAATGGCGCTTCGCTGCGTGCAAGCAATTTTGTTTGTGAGGGACTGGCGGGCGGCCTGAAGTGGACAGGCGCAAGAGACAAGGGCCAGAAGATCCCGCACGAAATGAAAACACGATGGGCGAAACACCTATAAACAAAACCGACCGCATATGCGGCGGCTTTTTATTACGCCCCTTCACGTCGAAGGCTTGCGCTTAGTGCGCGGGGTTTTTGTAGGCGTGAACGGGCCTTATTATGCCCGCGCTTTGTTCATGCTTGCCATATGGCAAGGGCGAAGCTGCGGGCGAAACCTTAAATAGAAAGGTGGTGAAACGATGTGGAACTGAACGTAAAGCAAGAGGCCTTTTGCCTGCATTACGCAAAGACAGGCAACGCAACAGAAGCCTATAAAACCGCAGGCTATGCAGCGAAGACGGAAAGGGCCGTGTATGCTGCTGCAAACAGAATGTTGAAAAATGTTAAGGTTCAAGCCCGACTTAAAGAATTAGCAGCCGAAATTGCATCTGAAAAGATTGCAAGCATCAAGGAAATTCAGGAATATCTGACTTCTGTTATGCGCCGCGAAAAGAATGAATGCATCGTTGTAACCATCGCAGAAGAAAAGAGCTATTACGCGCCGGATATTGAAGGCACGATGCGAAAGCGCACGGAAAAGAAGGAAACGCCGCAGGTTGTGGAGATTCCGGCCAAATTAAGCGACGCAAACAAGGCGGCTGAGATCCTGGCAAAGATGCAGGGCGGCTTTGATAATAAGCTTACTGTGGAGCTTACCGTGCCTGTGTTTGGCGGTGAAGAAGAGTTTGAAGCTGAAGAAGAATAGAATCAACATACACAGTTATGTTGGCAAAGGCTATAACCGCTTCTGGACATTTAAGGGCAGATACCGCGTTGTAAAGGGAAGCCGTGCATCAAAGAAAAGCAAAACGACGGCGTTATGGTTTATTTATCACCTGATGAAATATCCCTTTGATCAGGACAGAAAGCCGACAGGCCTGCTTCCGAATCTGCTTGTAGTGCGCAAAACATACCGCACGCTGAAGGATAGCTGCTTTACTGAACTAAAGTGGGCAATTAAGCGCCTGGGCGTGGAACACCTATGGCACATCAAGGAAAGCCCGCTTGAAATGGAATACACGCCCACGGGCCAGAAGATCTATTTTCGCGGCCTGGACGACCCGCTGAAAGTAACGTCCATTACGGTAGAGGTTGGCGTGCTTTGCTGGGCATGGCTTGAAGAGGCCTATGAAGTCACAAAACAAGAGGATTTTGACATACTGGACGAATCCATTCGTGGCGAAGTGCCGGACGTACTTTTCAAGCAATGGACAATTACTTTTAACCCCTGGAACGAAAAGCATTGGCTGAAGAAACGCTTCTTCGACGTTGAAAACGATCCCAACATATTGGCGCTTACCACGAATTACATGTGTAATGAATGGTTGGATGCATCGGACGAAAAGATGTTTGCTGATATGAAAAAGCGCGATCCGCGCCGCTACAGCGTTGCGGGCCTGGGCAATTGGGGTATTGTGGACGGCCTTGTTTATGAAAACTGGAAAGAAGAAGCCTTTGACCATACCACGGACGAATTCAGGCGGCAGCATCCGGATTTGGTATCTGCATTCGGCCTTGACTTTGGCTATACAAACGACGAAACTGCATTCTTCTGCGGGCTGCTTGACAGAACAAACAAGCAGCTTTTTGTTTTTGACGAAATGTATGCAAAGGGCCTGAGTAACAAGCGGATTGCAGATAACATTTCCGAAATGGGCTATGCAAAGGAGCGCATAACGGCAGACAGTGCAGAGCCGAAATCTATTGACGAACTGCGCGCCTATGGCCTGCGCGTGCATGCTGCGCAGAAGGGCCGCGACAGCATTATAAACGGCATTCAATGGATTCAGGAACTTGAAATTATCATTCACCCCAGGTGCGTAAATTTCTTAACTGAGATCAGCAACTATACCTGGGCGCAAGATAAGTTCGGAACAAAGCTGAATGCGCCGATTGATGACTTTAACCACCTTATGGACGCGATGCGCTACGCCCTTGAAATGTGGCAGAGCAGGCGCGGAACCGCAAGGGCAGTTAGGAGGATATAAATGCTCAAAGTAAATGTATTGGGTACGGAATACACGATCCGGGAATCATTGCCCAGCGAAAACCCGAAGCTTGCAGCAGCGGGCGACGGCTATTGCGATACAAGCATAAAGGAATGCGTAGTTGACGTAATGAACGACGACGCTGTGACCTGCAAGGGCGATATGAATACATACAAGAAAAGCGTGATTCGCCATGAACTGATTCACGCCTTTTTGTTTAAAAGCGGCCTGGACGCTTGCGCCGAATGGGCAAGGAATGAAGAAATGGTTGACTGGCTTGCAATTCAGTTTCCGAAGCTTATGAAAGCTTTCCAGGAAGCAGATTGCCTGTGAGGTGAAAAACAAGTGTGCAACCATATCTGGAAAACGGTAAACGACGTGCGCGTTTGCCTGCGCTGCGGGCTTACCGTTCGCAGAATAGACGGCGCGATTTTGTTTGACCGAAAACTTCCGAACAGGGGTGAAGACAAGAAATGAGAACAAGGGCGCAGAAATACCCGGATTTTACCGCCGAGATTGAAGCAATTGAGCGTGGCGGGATCACGGACGAACTGCTGAATAAGATCATTGACAAGCATTCGCAGAATGCAGCGCGAAGCAAGGAATTGATGGCCCGATATGAGGCCCTGGCGGACGGCGTGCCGATTTTCCAAAGGGAACCGCGCTTTGCGACAAGCCAGGAAGAAAAGCGGGAAATCATCAACCACAGAATCAACAACGATTTCTTCAGCGAAATCATTGATTTCAAGGTAGGTTATTTTGCGGGCAATCCTGTAGCCTATTCCTACAGCAACACGGAAGAGGCGCTTGACGACACGGCTGACACAGGCGATACCCTGGACGAAGCCAAAGCGGCCCGCGATGCAGCAAGCAAGAAAATCACAGATTTTGTTGTTCGCAGCAACATGTTTGATGTGAATATGGAAACCACAAAGTTTGCCAGCATGTGCGGATATGCGGGCAGACTTTTTTATATTGACCCGGACGGCGAAGAGCGCTGCATGGTAACGCCCCCGGATGAATCCATTATTCTTTCAAAAACGAAGGACATTACACATCCGACCTACGGCGTGCGCTATTATTCCGTTACGGACATGAACCAGGTTGAAAGCCTGAAGGCGGAATTCTACGACGCAAACATGATTTACTACGCAGAGGGCGCAAGGGGCGCGCTGCACATTACGCACGTAGAGCCGAATTTGTTTGGTATGTGTCCGCTTCAGGGCATTCCGAACAACCGCGAAATGTTGGGCGATGCCGAAAAGGTGCTTGCGCTGATTGACGCATACGACCGCGCACTTTCTGACATAAACAACGAAGTTGATAGTTTCGCAAATGCCTATATGGTATTTGAAAACGTTGAACTGAACGAAGAAGAAATGCGCAAGATGCAGGCCAGCGGCGCGTTTTCCTTCTACACGGGCGGCGCAAACGGCGGCAAGGTGTATTTCCTTACCAAAGAAATCAACGACGCATTCCTGGAACACCATTTGGACAGGCTGGAAGATAACATTCGCCTGTTCAGCAAAACGCCGGATATGTCGGATGAAGCCTTTGGCACAGCTAGCGGCGTAGCCCTGAAGTTCAAATTGACGGGCCTTGAAACGAAATGCGGTATGTTTGAAGCAAAGGTTATCAGCGCGGATACATACATGTTCGAACTGCTTTCGAAGGCATGGGAGAAAAAACAGGTTAAGGTTGACCCGCTGCTTTGCGTATCCAGCTTCAAGCGAAACTTCCCGCTTGACCTTTTGAGTGAAGCCCAGGCCGTTCAGGCATTGATTGCCGCAGGCCTTCCGCAGCGCGTGGCCTATGAAGTGGGCCTTTCCTGCGTGGACGACGTAGAAAGCGTAATGCAGGAAATTGAAATGGAAAAATACGGCCTTCCTAGTTTGCGGGATGAATCACCGGAGGATGGCGACGAAACAGAGTTTACAACAGAGGAACGGGAGGACGGCGAGTGATGGGCAGACAGAGATTCAAAACGATGGTTGAATTCAACACGGGCGATGTTGGAAAGGTTCTGACCATCGGCGCACATGACAATCTTGAATGGATGGCCCCTGAAGATATTCCTGTAGTCAATGAACTTTCTGAGGAGATTGTCGAACTGAAGGGCGGTGTTAAGTCGGTAGCACATGGCGGTTATTCTAAAGATGCACCCGAACACACATTGCCGGCGTATGCCCTTGCAAAAAAGAACGGTTTTAAGTATGTTGAAGCGGATGTGCAATTTACCGCAGACGGTATCCCTGTTCTGATTCACGATGCAACCATTGACCGCACAAGCAACGGAACGGGCAATGTGGCGGATATGACATACAGCGAACTACTTCTGTATGACTTTGGAGTTGGTCGCAATGATGAATACGCAGGCACAAAGATTCCGAAGCTTAGTGACTTTCTTGTGCTGTGCAATCGCCTTGGACTGCATGTATATTTGGAAGTTGGCAAGTTTGGCATCACGGCTGAAGAAGCAGAACTCATCGTTAATATGATTGATGAGACGGGCATGCGTGGAAAAGTGACGTATATTTCCACGCATGCCCGTCTCATCAATCA